AGGATAAAGGGATTACCTTCATGCTCGCCGCCGTTGAGCTTCAGCACTTTCGCGAAAAAGTCGATGGCGCGCTGCGCAGCTTCGGTATCCCAAAACAGCCCCCGGGCATGACATGATTCAAGGTCCTTAAGGTGTCGTTTACAGGCATTTCTTATATCCGGCCCGGCGATTTCCTTACCCGAAACTACATCCATGGCGTATCGCGTTGCGGGATCAACCGAAGAACTGGTTGAACGGGTCTTCTTCTTTTTCTCCACCATCCACTTTCACCTTCGTTCTGGCGGCCGGAGTGAGACCGAATTCAACCAGGTAGCTTTTAAATCGACGATCGGCGTCGGCAAGCATGGCAACCGCCGGGTTTGCTTTAATCAAAAAACCGCCCTCTGTCTGCACAGTGTACGTTCGCCCTTTGTCGGCAATCGTCAGACGCAGTTGCAGAATGTCGGCGTAAATATCACAGAGACGTTCGAGCGCCAGCGTATCGGCAATGGTCAGAATTCCCATGCCGTCGAGTAGCACGGTTAGCTTTCCCCAGGCTACCTTTCCCCAGTCAGAGAGATGCTCGGGTGGACTCGGGATTTCTCGCGCCGGTGTGGGCTCTTTGTCGTTGAGTTTGCGTTTGCCCGGGTTGCCGGTTACCACTTTCAGGTGGGTCGGTTTCGGGCGTCGTCCTGCCATCGGAACCTCCCGGAAAAAAACTTTTCATTTCGCGGTTGTGCACAAAAAGGATGGGCGGCGGTCATTCAGGGGCTTAGTCCTGAACTTTTACCCCACCCTTCCCCTGACCGCTCACGAATGAGAAATGTTATCGTTTGAACCAGTGCGAAGTCGGATCAAGAGGAAGGCCGCTTTCATCACAGCCGATGATAGTGCCGCGCTTCTCCATCCTCTGCTTCGTTGAATCATGATGCTGCTTGCACAGGCCCTGCCAGTTACTGCGGCTCCAGAAGAGCTTCTGGGCTTTGCTTATCGCTGCCGCATCGCCAGATCGGAGAGCTTCTTTCAGTTTGTGCGGAATGATGTGGTCTACAACCGTTGCTGCTGCCACCCTTCCCTGCTCCCGGCACATCACACAGAGAGGATGTGCGCGGAGGAAGACAAGACGCTCTCTGTCCCATTTGCTGCCGTAGATACGCGGTTCTTTATTCACGCCAACCTCCACGCCCGGCGGCGTTCTGTGCGTGGTGCTGAGTCTGGGTGACGCTCAACCGGTTCGCCGTCAGCATGGTCCACCAGCGAGTAACACGGATAGATCACTGAGCCACCCCATGCATCACCCACGGCGTAATCGGCGGGCTTGCTGTTATCCCAGCGGGATAGCACGCGCTGCACATGCTCAGGCGGGACGCTGTAGCAAACGCCGTGAATGAGTCTCGACAGCGTGATGTAATCAGCGCGAGTCTTATCAGCCACTATTAGCCGCTCAGCAATCTGCATCTGATACTGTGGCGGCCGCCCGGTACCGAGATAAAAACTCAGCATGTGGCACGGGAACCTCGCCAGCCAGACAGCAACCTTATCCATAAATCCACGGACTGGCAGGGCGTCGTCCTCCAGCACCACTACCCTGCTGGATTGCTCGGCAGCCCATTGCAGCGCGCGGTGATGATTCCAGTTCGCTCCACGGTCACTGTTATCAATTAGCAGGAAAGCACCAAGGGATTCAGCCAGACGCAACGCTTGCTTATGTCGCGAGTGGTGACCAACCACAACAAACTTCACTTGTGTTTCCACCATGCGGCCTCCTTACCGATGCCATCAGTTTTAAACACGGTATGCACGAGAGGGCCAGTGATCAGCCTGTCAGCGAATGACTTCGCAACAATGCCGAACGCCAGCATGTCGCCCACCGCGGCGCCAGCCTGTTCTTTCTTCCAGAAGCGATAGCTCTCGATCCGGTAGTAAAGACGGATGATGCCGTGAGCGAACGCCATCACATCAGCGCGGGTACCACCCAGCAGACCAGCGTTAAGCATCACATCGTTGCGATGCGCTACAATGAACTCCTGATAGATGCGCTCCGGGTGATTCTGCTTTGCCCAGGTATCAGCGTAGGTCTTTGGTTCAGAACCGACGTACACCTTCCCTGCCTCCATTTCTTCCCACGGCGCGCGAAGCATTTCGACATCGGTACCATCGGTACACCAGACGAACCGGTATTCAGGGTGATCTCGCAGGTGCTGCCAGATGTGCAACCAGCGACGAAAGTAGACATTCATCTTCACGTCAGGAACGCGACATAGCTCAACATCTGCCGGGGCCGTCAGTAATTCATCCACCAGCGCTATACGACCACACTGGCGAAGCGAGGCCGCCCATTTGTTCAGCATGTCAGGCGAGGCCGCTATTTTTGTGCCGCGCTGCGGGTCAGGCTGACTGGTAAGCAGCGTTGTGATAACCACGTCGCTCTGCTGGCGGTATTCAACGTAACCAGTAAACCCGGCATCACGCCGTTCGTTGTGGATCTTCACGTTACGTTCCACAAGCGCCTGTCGGTCGGGACGCGGTACCGAACGCTCTACGGCTTCATGCTCATCGAGAGAATGGATTAGCTTTTCTGAACCGACCACATCACCGTAAGCCCACGTCGTCAGGCCAGCGTTATGGATACGTAGCGCGAGGTCACTGTGTTCATACATACCACGGCCGTATATCGGATCGAATCCACCTACTTTCTCAATGGCGCTGCGGTGGTAATACAGCATCACGCCGCGCTGCCCGGTGTAAGCGATGTGCTTATCATCCCGGTACAGGACCGCCATATCCTTCAACTTATTCGTCCCTGCCAGATCGAGAAACTGGTAAGCCAGGTGTGGCTCGGGTGATTCTATGTAAGGCAAGTGCCAGTTATCAGCGATGGGCCAGGCGTCATCGTCCCACAGGAAGAGATGCTCACATCCGGCATCCATCAGGGCTGACAGGCTGGCGTTCTTCGAAGCGACAATGCCGAGTGATGTTTCATGGCGAAGCAGCTGCACGCCGTCAGGCACTACTGCGGCAGGTTTAGAACCGTCGTCAACTACAATCACCAGCGCTCCGGCAGGCAGATGCTTCATGTGCTGTTCAAGTGAGCTCTTCAGAATGTCGGCTCGATCATGCGTAGTGATTGCTATACCAATAGGATAACTTTCCCCTACACATGGGTAATAACTTACGCCATCAATGATGACTTTCATGTC